GAGGCTGCTGCTGCTGCCATCGGCGCTGAAGTCCGGGATGCTGTCGCCGGTATCCAGTGATCGCAGGCTGCCAGGCCATCCAATCTCATCCAGCACGGCCTTGATCGCGGCCCCCGTGGTGGTGCTGCCCAGGGCGCTGATGGTCGGCTGTCGTTGTGATAGCCATGAGAACAGGTCGGCACATTCCAGCGTTGTTACGGGCCGGTTGGGATCGGACTGGGAATGGATCGACAGCAGGAACCCGTAAAAGATCCCGTAGGTGGTGCCGTCATAGGCGGCCTTGATACGTATGGCCCGCATGGGCTTCACGTTCGGGTACAGGCTGCTGGACGTGTTCACGGGGTTGTATTTGCCCGACTGATCCCGTAGCTGAACCGTTGCGGTTCCCGCCATTAGCTGGCCCAGGTCATCACTGCGGCCACGGGTCAGGGTGAATAGTTGGCAGTCCTCGGTCACATCCTCAAAGCCCGCATCGGCAGGCCAGCCACTGATCACATCGGTGCCGCCGACCGTGCTGACCCCAATCCGAAAGAGTCCCTCAACCGAGCCGCCCCAACTCACCTCGACGGTGTATTCAACATCCATCGTCGCCATTACACCACCACCGAGTTCACGTTCAGCACGCCGTCATTCAGGCGCGTGGCGTTCCGCATGGCATTAACCACCAGCGTCTGTAGCTGCCGTTCGCTGATCACGCTGCCCTGCACGATGATGGTCTGCTGAACACCACCGCCCGCTTGCCCGGGCCGTGTGACGCTGACCCGTTCACCCGGTGTAGCCGCAAACGAAACCAACTGCGAATCAGCCCCACCGCTGCCCGGAACCCTGAACGATCCACCCTGCTGGAACGCCATACCCTGGCCGAAGCTCAAACCCGCCAGCGTGCCTTTAGCAAAGTCCATGCGCTGGGCCGCGCTTAGTCCGGCAATCTGGCCCATCGCTAGCTCAAGATGGTGCTGTGCTAGATCCCTTGCTTGCGTGGTGGCGGGATCGCCGAATACGCCTAGCCCTAGCTGGCGGGCCTTGCGCTGGGCCGCAATGGTCCGCGCTTCCGCAATGCTGACTGGTCCCCTCGGTGGCTCCACGCCTGCTTCTTTCGCCCGCACAACGGCGGCGCGGTGGGCGACACCGGCGGCGGCCTCGGTTGCACGGGTGGCTTGTACCGTCGCCTGTTGTGCATCTCGCTGGGCCTGTTCCGCAGCCTTGGTCGCTTCAACCTGCGCTTCCTGGCTGGCAATGACCCGCTCGTTGGCTTTCTTTAGCCCGTCCAGCTTCTCGATGAACCCATCCACGCTCTTGCCGGATTCCTCGCCCCATTGCCGAATGGTTGCTTCCAGTAACTCAAAGCCTTCCTTGGCCTGTTCGATCCCAACCCCGGCCAGTTCACGATAGGCCTGGTCCAGCACTTCGGCTTCCAGCCCGATGGCCTCCAGCGCAAACTGAATCTCGCTGGTGGCGCGGTTGAGGCGACGTGTGGCTTTCTCAGCTTCCGATAACCCGCCCGCGTAGCGCCTGACACTCCGATCCGTTTTCTCGGTTGCGGTGCCAATCCCGTTTATCCCCTCATCAAGATCGCCTATGGCATCGTTGAAATCTTCAGTGGCAATCGTGGAATAGTAGAGTTCGTTCTGGGCGTTTTTCAGCGAGCGCTGAAGCTCCATTACCTCTGCGGTGGCATCACCCACTGACAGGCCAGCCTTGACCAGCCCCACGTAGAGAATCTCAAGCTGCTCGTTGACCGTTGGCATCGTCGCTTTGGCGAGCGTGTCGAAGATGCGATCAGAGATCTCGTTTTCAACATTCAGATTCCGCAGCGCTTCTTCAGCCGCGTCAATTGCATCTACATGGGCCGCCCGTGCTGCCGCCAGTTCTTCTTCTGCGGCCCTGGCCCGTTGTGCCGCGTCCTCCGCTTCCACCTGGGCGATGGTGAGTTCACGGGTGGCATCCATCGCCACCCCCGTGGCCGTGGCGTTGACGGTAAAGGCTTCGGTGGCATCTGCAACCAGCTTGGCATACTCATCTGTCGCCTGGCCTGCCGATACCGTGATGCCGATGGCGTCCGTAATGCCCCTGGTCATGTCCTGTATCTTGCTGCCCACGTCGCCTATCACGTTGCCCAGCCCCACGGTGTAATCGCCCCACAAGCCGAAATGCCTCCCGAGGTTGGCAATCGTTAACGCCAGGGTAGCGATGGACGCCACCACCAGTAGCACGGTTGTGGCTGTAACCAGGGCCGGGGCAGAGATGGCCCCGAACAGGCCGATCATGGCAGGAAGCGCTGCCGTTTTTATCAATATCATGGCCTGTGCCAGTGCCTGGAATGCTTTGACCACGGGCGGCAACACTATCGACGCGATTCCAAGCACTCCTGCCAATAGGGCGAACTTCGTGATGTTGTCCCGCAACTGCGGATTCATATCGGTGATGAACCCAAGCAGCTTGTTCACGTGCGGCAGCAGCTTGGTTCCGAGTTCAATGCCCATGATTTTCGCCTGGTTCGTCATCTTCTCGAACTGGCGGCTGGTGCTTTTTTCCATTTCCTCAAAGGCTTTTTGAGCCGCACCCCCAGCCTCGCCCATGTTCTTCACGTTTCCTGCGAAGGCTTCGGCGTTATCGCCGGTGATTCCGAGAATGGCCGAGACGCCCTCCATGCTGCCCAACAGCGCCTGCATCTCCGATATGGAACCGCCCGTAGCATCCCTCACGATGTCAGCAGCCCCCGCCAGCCCCAGTTGCTGCACGGCCAGTTCCCCAGACTCAAATCCCTGCCGCCTGAAGATCTGCGTGAGGTCATCGCTGGGCTTGATTAAGCCCTGAATGGCCGCCCGTAGCTGCGTGGTAGCCACGCTGGTCGGAGTTCCCTGGGCTGTGATGGTCGCCATTGCTGCCGATATTTCTTCAAACGAAACGCCCGCAGCGTTGGCGAGCGGAGCCACGTTGAACAGCGCCCCTGACAGTTGGGCGAAATCGGTCTTCCCGGCCTTTACAGTTGCAAAAAGCACGTCGGCAGCCTTTTGCGCCGAGATGTTCTCCCCTGCAAACGCATTCATCACGGTGGTCAAACCGTCAACGGAAGTCTGGGTATCGGTTACGCCCCCAATCGCGGCCTTGGATGCGATCTGGAGGAAGCTGATGGCGTTGTCCGTAGGCACTCCGGCGCTTATCGCTTGGTAGAGCGCTCCCGTAGCTTCTACCGCATCAATCCCCAGCGACTTGGATAGATCCAGAACGTCCTGCTTGATCGCGTCAAGGTTGTCGGCCACCTCGGGCGTCAGGGTGGCGACCTCCCTCATGCCCTTGTCGAAATCCGAGGCCATCTTGATCGATGCCCCAGCCACCCCAATGGCGGCCACACCCACGAGGTTCAGCGCCTTGGTTGCCTTGCCCAGAGTCTTGCTGGCGTTGTCCTTGGCATTGATCAGGATCTGGAGTTCAGATTTACCGACAGCCATCAGGGGTTCTTGCTCCTCGCGTCACGCTTGGCCCAGCGGTCCTCGGTCTTCTGGTGTTCGGTTTCTGCCCGCATCACCATCAACCACCCATCAATCACCGCCGCTGGCGTGGCGCAAAACTCCCGCCATGAGACGTTCATACGCTGACAGAGCAGCAGCGGCATTAGTTCCTGCGGCCATCCGGCGCTACCGAGGTAATGGCTTCGGAGCGCCCGTTCGACTTTCCCACTTCTTCCTCAGACCAGCAATTGAGCCGGATGATTTCTCGGCCCAGCCACTTGGCCGTTCGGTCATCCAGCAGCGCCTTGTTCTGCTCGGTCAGGTCTTGCTCATAGGACCACGTAGCCAGCCCGTATTTGAGCAGGGTGCCGAGATCGTATTCATCCAGCGGATCGTCAGACGTGGGTATCGCGGTGGCATCGCTAGCCCGCTGCGGTAGCGCGGCCATGATCTCGGGGTCAATCCCTTCCATCACCGCGAATGACCGCCGCGTCTTTGCCAGTTCCGCTTCATCCCGCTCAGGCCACGCCAGGAGCCGAAGGCCAAAGCTGGCCCCAGGCTCCCAGGGTGGCGAAAC